AATATTCTAATGATTTCATCCATGCAGATGGCGGTGTATATATAATTGACTGGTTGGTGGTGGTAATGTCTGGATCAGGTGCTGGATTAGTATTCGTAGCCCTGCCAACCCGCTTTGCTCGGTCTTCTAATAGTCTTTTCAGTTTTTCTATAGCACCTACTAAATCTGCCATCGAAATTCCCCTTGATTTTTGCTATAATACTGTTACCTATTTTACCCTGTTTTTGAAAGGATGCAATATGTTAAATAAAGCTGGAGCAGACTGGATGGTGGAAGCGATTGCTGCGTATGAAAAAGGGAAGCCATCCCAATCAATAGCAGCAAGTTTGATCTATATCTCTGAGACACTTGAACTTATGAGAATGTTGATCGACCCAGAAACACCAGAAAATGTTGAATTCCCAGGGGGTAAGGAGTTTCCAAGGTCATGATAGATTCAGACAGTTTTTACGAGATGCTGGAGAATATTCAGCGTGGAATTGATTTTAAATTAGCCATGAAGGCCTTTGGGATTTCTAAAAGGGATCTTGAACCTTGGCATAAAAAAGAAATGGTTAAGGCCAAAGCACAGGCAACCATTGCTATGCAACAGGTTATCCATGAACATGGTTCTGAGGATTGGCGAGCCATGCAATGGATAATTGAACGCAATAATAAGGAACGAGATGATGAGCAAGAACTCCAAAAACTCCTCAACAAACAACTTGCAAAAGAGATGGCAAAAGGCCTTATCGAGTCCAGCGTTGCAGGGGAAACTTTCGGAAATCCAAGAGATCAAGAGGGTGAATCGGGAGAATCAGAAGACTATAGTGATTCCGAAAGACCCAGGGGAGTATTGCGAATACCTAGGGATAACATTGACTCCCCAGCAGATGGAAATATTTGATTCCGTTGCTAATGGTGCAAGAAAAGTTCTAGTTCGATCCGCACACAATCAAGGCAAAACTTTTTTGTGTGCTGTTATTGCTTCATGGTTTCACGATCACTTTACTCCATCAGAAGTTTTGATATCAGCACCTGTTGCTCAGCAGATCAAAGATGGTGTATTCAAAGAATTACGCAGGGTTAGACCAAGAGATCCAAATTGGATGCCCAAGGCTAATCGTCTTGAAAAGAACCCCTCGCATTACATACAACGTTTAACCGCTCAGAAGGCTGATGCTTTCCAAGGACGGCACTCCGCTGGTGGTTTGTGCATTCTGTTTGACGAAGCATCTGGTATTGAACCAACCTTCTGGGAACGAGCAGAATCGATGCTTTCAGCAAGCAAAGAGAATTGTTTATGGTTCTGCATTTTCAATCCATATGATGCATCATCACCCGCCTATTTTGCTGAGAATTCACCTGATTGGAAAGTGTTCCACCTGTCTGCTTTAGATCATCCTAATGTGGCTTTTAAAGCTGATCTTGTGCCAGGGGCAATCAACTATGAGTATGTAGAGAACCGCATCAAAAACGAATGCAGAACCGCTAGAGAAGGTGAAGAATCTGAACCAGGGTTCTTTACCTTCAATGATCGAAACTACATGGTTGAAGACCCGCTGTTTGATATTCAAGTTCTTGGAAGATACCCCAGTAAAGCGATCAACTCGGTATGGGGTGCTTTGCCCCTCAAACAAATCCTTGACCCAATTCCCCTTAACAAGGATTGGGTGGTTCAGATTGGTGCTGACCCTGCAAGGTTTGGTGACGATAGATCCTGTTTAGTGGTCAGGCATGGATGTTGCATCATAGATGCAAAGGAGTATCGTGGTTTGTCTACAAAAGAATTCTCGGAAAAGATTAAAGAGTATTGCCAGAAGTACGAAACTCCAAGGCAGTCTCAATTCAAAATCCCTGTGCTTATTGATGAGGGTGGTGTTGGTGGCGGTGTAGTCGATAACAAGGGTGACTATATGTTTTACGGCATTAATTCGTCTGGTGAAGCACCAAGGTGGCGAGAGTTTCCAAACATGAGATCCGCACTCTGGTTTGAAGCAGCAGAACTTGCGATGGAAGGCAAAGTTTCAATCGGACATCTTCCGCTGCATATGCGTGAAAGGATGATGGAAGAGTTACGCACACCAGTATACATTGTAGATACAAACGGCAGAAGAGTGGTCGAGTCTAAGGACATGATGAAGCGTAGACTCAAGCACTCTCCTGACCTTGCAGATGCTTTTAACTTAGCTCTGATGTCGATCCCTCGGATTGGGATTGAGAAGGTGATTGGTCATTTATAACGATGTACATTGATCCAGCACCATTCGCATCTCTGCTTTTCCTGATTGAAATTTCACCGCAATCTTGAAGGTATCGGATTGCATCATCAACGCTTTGCCCGCTGTGTACGATCTTCCTGAGATGCCTTTTCGCATCAATCATCTTTACACCATATATATCTGGTTCAATTTCGTTTAGTGAATCCTTGATCATGTTTAATAGTTTGTCTGTAATTTCACCAAACTTTGTATCGCTTACCATAACTGTATTTGCGGTCTGTCTTTTATTAACTTCACGAACAAATTTAAATCCAGAGGTAACTCCAGCTAGCGAAATTGTGTCAGCGTTTATGTCCTGACTTAATTCCCACAGGCAAGCTATTTTCAGAGCTAACTCAGGAAGTCTAGCACATGAAGAAGCCTTTTCTTCTTCGCTGTTCTTCTGGTACTTGGAATACAGATCATCGTTTTCCCACACCTGAGTTTGAAAGAATTCTAACGCATCTTCATCAAGTAAAAGAATTTTTGAATCCCTTTCAATCTGATTTAGTGGAGCATTTCCAAGTGCATCAAGTTTAGTATCTGCCATGAATTCCTTGATCACTCCAGGCACAAGATTTTCATTCATGGCAATCAATCGTGCAGCAACTTCAACTAGGTATTCTGGAATTGGTTCTGATACTGACATACCCCGAAGATTCATTCTGCCTCGAATTGCAGATTGTAAAATCAGCAACCTATTGTAAAAACCTGACCGAAGCATCTTAGGTGATAGTGCCTTAAAATATTCTTCTGGGGTTGATGAAGTCATAATGGAAAGGAATGGGTAGCGAATAAAGTTTTCTGAGTCCGCATCACCCGCTTTAGCTCGCCTCTTAATATAGTTTGATGTGAACAGTTCTAGCATTGTTCCCATTACATCGTTGAACCTTGTGTCACCTGACTTTGCTTTCTCAAGATCAAATGCACCTTCATCAGCCATCAAGAATTTCGGGCCTTGAATCACCTTCTCTTCAAGCCCTTCACGGCTACCAACTTTCGTCATCAACAAGCTTGCGTTATCAATTTCCATACAGATTCTAGCGTTTAATTTTCGCGGGAAATCTTTGCCCGAAGCTGTCAAACCAAGCACAACAATGTATAAATTAAGCTTTAGTTCATTCGGCCCCATGATGGATCTTCCCACTAGGGCAGAAAACATCCCTAGTGCAGATGCAGCAGCAATTCGCTTTTCTGGGTATAGTGCGTTTCTCATGCAGTAGTCAATGTAAGTGTCGATCCACCCAGGAAATGAAATCGCATCGTCAGGCACAATGTCTACAGTTCTGACCTGTTTAACCTTACCTGACTTTGTTGTTTCAAGGAAATCCCATCTAGTTTCGTTCACAGGCTCATCTTCAATTTTGTCTATTGAATACTTAGCAAATACCTGTGCGTAAAATGTTTTCCACTCCCTGCTCCCTGGTTGCCACCCTCGGCTCATACAATAAACATAATCTTTGGTTAATGGAATGTTTGGACTCAATCGCCAATCTAATGGACTGAAATTCCAATAGCGATCCATGCCACCATTTTTGCACCCTGCAATAGCGTTAGGTTCTCTGCCTGATGAATCAGGATGCCACACCATGAAGTAATCATGCCTGACCTCAACTACTCGGTAAGAATCTGGAAGAATTTCGGGCCAAGAAGTTTCTGCTCGCCATTGATCCAACGCAGTCTTTTTGCCTATCTCTTTATACTGATAAGGTTCCTTGTTTAGCTCGATGAATCTCTTTGCTGCTTTTTGATCATACGACTGAGCAAATGACATGAGGAATTCATGTTCATCCGCAGTAAGCATTGGAATGGTTGCAACATCTCCATGAATCATTTTATATGGCTTAACCAATCCATCAATCTTTGAGACTGCCTGAGAATAGAAACCAACTACATATCCACCCGCCCCCCTTGTTTCAATCAATGGTGGAGCAATCTTTTTGGTCGATCCTTTGGCTTTAGCTTCGGCTAACCACTTCTTACCGTTATCAGTAGACATTACCGCTAATTCACGGCACTTTGATTTACCTAGTGGCAAATAGTAGAAAATGTGCAATCCTTCAGATGGGGTGGTTTCTACGCACCCACAGAGTTTGTCGTGTAGTTCTTTGCTGGTTGCTTCTAGGTCAGGCAAGAAGTCAATCGCCACTTTAGGGCAATCAATATC